AGATCTTTAATTATTGGATTTGAAGCTGGTGAAAATGGAAATGGTGGAAGTAGAAATCAGTTTGGTTCTGGTAATCCAGGAAATGCTGGAAACAGGGGTGCAATAGCAATATTTGAAAATACGGGGACATAATGGCATATATTATTTTTAATAAAGGCGACAACAGCGGTATTTATAGAATAGCTGCTAATCAAGATGTTTTAGATGCAAACAAAGGATTTCATAATGAGCACATGGATGTTATAGAAGTAAATGATTCTGACTTTGAAAATTTTAAACACAGAATAACAGAATTTGAGTCAAGAGATGGAAATTCTATAAATTGGACAACTTTAAATCCTACTCAAAAATATCATAAAAGATCTGAATTAGATAGTTACATTAATGAAGTTGTAAATACAATAAATGAATGGCTTAGAGTATCTAATAACAAAGATAAACCAATGGCATCCTCTGTAATTACATATAGAGATTACATAAGAGATATAGATATTGACTCTTTGATTACTGATCCCTCTGAAAGTGCAACATTTAATTTTGAAACTTATTCATGGTCAGATGGAACACCTTTAAACAGTTCCTTAGAAAAATACGTTACAGATCAAGGACAAACTTCATATAATACTTTTGAACTACTTTAACATTTACTTTTTTAAAAAGTAAATTATAAGTAACTGATGTTTGAAAATGTCATTGAATTTATTTCACAAAAAGATTATGTAGAATTAAAAGAAGATCATCCAAGACCTATTAAAATTAACATTCCTGAATGGTATAAAAAACTTGAACATGGTACATTAGATAATAAAAATCTAACTGTAAAAGGGTGCATGCCTTTTTTAGACACATTAACTTCAGGTTATTCTTTACAAATTCCACAAGACATACAAATTCAACATAACGTATGGAATGAAGACCAAAAAATTATGGATAGTTTTTATGCAGTTGGTGATTTGTTTGAAATGATGGTTAGATCGAAAGGTCTTAATTTAAATTTTAGAAAAGCAGAAATTCATGGCACACAACAATTACAAGGTAGCCCTTATGTTGAAAAAAATAAAAATTTACCTTTTTATAAAATTATGAATCCTTGGATTATTAAAACACCGCCAGGTTATTCTTGTTTATTTTTACCTCCCATGAATAATTCAGATGATAGGTTTTCAATTATTCCTGGAATTGTTGATACTGATAAATTTACAAATGAAATAAATTTTCCAATAATCATTAATGGTGATAAATATAAAACTTTAAAAACAATTTTGAAAAAAGGATTACCATACGTTCAAATTATTCCTTTTAAAAGAGAGTCATGGAAAATGAAAATTACAGGAGAAAAAACAGATCCTTTTGTAAAAAGAAAAATGTTTTATATGATGAAATTAATACATGTGTACAAAGAAAAATTTTGGAGTAAAAAAAGTTGGAAGTAAAAGAATATATAAAAATTTACGACAATTGTATAGATTTTAAAACTTTAAGTAATTTTTTAAGATACATAAATACTTTAGATTTTGAAAAAGCAACAATTGGATCTCAAAATAAAATTAATTTTGAAATAAGAAAAACATTTAATTATACTTTATCAAATTTAAGTAATATTTTTTCTGACGTGCATTGGCATAATTATTTAGTTTTTGTTTTTAACAACGCTTATAAAGATTATTGTGGACGTTTTAAATATGCAGCATTTAAAAATTTAGAGCCAATAAATATTTTAAAGTATGAGGAAGGTGGTTTTTATAGAGATCACGTTGATCATTTTACAGAAATACCAAGAACGTTAAGTGCAATATTTTTTTTAAACAATGATTATCAAGGTGGTAATCTTTGTTTTAATATAGGCGGTGAAGAATTAATTATAGAAACTATTCCAAATCGTATGATTGTTTGGCCAAGTAATTTTTTATTTCCACATCAAGTTAAACCAGTAACAAAGGGAGTGAGATATTCAGTTGTATCATGGGCACTATAAGAGATTTTAAATACAAAAAAGTAAAAAATTTTTTAAGTAATGAAGAAATTAAATTATTAAAAAACTACTGTATTATCAAACATAGGTTAAATTTTTCTGAATTTGATGATCAACAAAGTATTAATCGTGATACTAAATTTTTAGCAGATCCCCTAATGGAGTCACTTATGTTAAATAAAAAAAATAAAATGGAAGATGAAACGGGTCTTGAATTATTACCTACATATTCTTATTGGAGATTTTATAGTAAATTTGCTGATCTTGAAAAACACAAAGATAGACCTTCATGTGAGATAAGCATCACTGTAAAAATAGATTCTGACAAAACTAATTGGCCAATTTTTATTGAAGGGACATCTATTGAACTTGAACGTGGAGATGGTGTGATTTATCTTGGTTGTGAATTAGAACATTGGAGAGAGGATTTTGAAGGAGATTATCACATACAAACTTTTCTACATTATGTAGATAAAAATGGTCCAAATAAAGAATGGTCTATGGACAAAAGAAAATTATATGGATTAAATAAGGAGAATCTACTTACATGGAAATAAGACAATACAAAGATGGATCAGGAGAAATAATTTTTAGTGATAAAGAAATAAAAATTATAGGTCAAAGAGGTAACTTAAAATTTACGCCAGAGGGTCTTAGACATTTTGGTAACAATCTTGTAAAAATTGTTGCAGAATTTCAATTAAATTTTGACCAAAAAACAAAAAACATATCATCACAAGAAGGTGATGATATAGAGACTTCATAAAATAAATGCTATAATACGGCATGCCATTAACAAAAGTAGATATAGCCCCTGGATTTAATAAACAAGTTACACAGACTGGAGCAGAAGGTCGATGGACTGACGGAGACTTTGTAAGATTTAGATATGGGTTGCCAGAAAAAATAGGGGGTTGGGAACAAATACTCGAATCAACTTTAATAGGTGCTGCAAGAGAGCAGTTTGTTTGGGCAGATTTAGATGGAAGACGATATGCTGCTATTGGCACAAATAAAATTTTAGCTATTTATTATGAAGGAGCTTTTTTTGATATTACACCTCTAGGCACATCTTTAACAAGTTGCACATTTGATACGGTCAACACATCAGCAACTGTAACAGTTAACAAAGCTGCACATGGTTTAGAACCAGGTGACATATTCTTATTTTCATCTGTTACACCTCCAGTAGGAGCTGGTTATTCTGCGGGAGACTTTACGACAAACCCTTTTCAAGTTGTGACTGTTCCAAACAGTGATACCTTTACAATTACTATGGCAAGCGCAGCAGGGACAACGGTCAACGGATCTGGATCTGCAACAGTTACGCCTTACATTAAACCTGGAGCTTTAGGTTTTACCTATGGTTTTGGTTGGGGTACAGGGTTATGGGGTGGTGGTCAACAAGTATTCAGTACATTGAATGGAGCTTTATTAGATGATACTGCTGGAACAGGAGGAGTAGGAACTTCAATTTCTCTTGCATCCACAACAGGATTTCCATCGACAGGCACCATAAAAGTTGGAGCAGAATTTATTTCTTACACAGGTATTTCATCAAATGATCTTACAGGAATTACAAGAGCTGCTGCAGGCACAAGATCAGCACACTCGAGTGGAGCGGGTGTTGAAGTGTTTACAGGTTGGGGTGTTGCATCATTGTCACAAACTTTAACAACGGATCCTGCTTCTTGGTCTTTAGATAATTTTGGAGAAAAATTAATTGCAACAATTAAAAATGGACAATCTTTTGAATGGAATCCAATTAATTCAAATTCTAATGCTTTGAATACAAGAGCTACAGCTATATCAAATGCACCAACTGCATCAGTCATGTCTTTAGTTTCAGATAGAGATAGACATTTAATAATGTTAGGAACCGAAACGACAATAGGAGATACAGCAACTCAAGACAAATTATTTATTAGATTTTCTGATCAAGAAAATATTAGTGATTATACACCCACATCAATAAATACTGCTGGAACATTTAGACTAGATTCTGGAACTAAAATTGTTGGTGCTGTGAAGGGTAAAGACTATACATTAATTGTTACAGATAACGCTGCATATGTTATGCAGTTTGTAGGTCCTCCATTTACTTTTTCCATACGACAAGTGGGTTCGAATTGTGGATGTATTGGTCAGCATGCAATGAAGTATGTTAATGGTGCAGTTTATTGGATGGGAGAGTCTGGAGGTTTTTTTGTATTCGATGGTACTGTAAAATCTTTACCATGCGAAGTTGAGGACTTTGTGTTCACAACAAAAAATGGAGACAACCTTGGTGTAAATTATCAAAATGGTGAATCTGTTTATGCAGGACTAAACCATCTATACGAAGAAATTTGTTGGTATTATCCAAAAGCTGGATCTGATTTTAATGACAGGTATGTTTGTTTTAATTATCAAGACAATACTTGGGTTACAGGATCTTTATCAAGAACAACTTGGGTTGATGCAAATTTATATTCAGTGCCATACGCAACAGAATTTAACTCAACAGGAACGGGAACTTTCCCTACAGTGCAAGGAGTAACTAACTTAAATGGGTCCACAACTTACTATGCTCATGAGACTGGTGTTGATCAAGTAGATACAGCTGGAAACAAAACAGCAATACCTGCTTTTATAGAATCTGGAGATTTTAGTTTGAACATAGAGGGTAATGCTCAGGTATTTATGAGCATGAGAAGATTTGTTCCTGACTTTAAAACTATACAAGGGAATGCTCAAGTAACTATACTTCTAAGAGACTTTCCAAGTGATACAGAAGCATCGTCCCCGTTAGGACCATTCACGGTCACCGGATCAACACAAAAAGTGGACACCAGAGCAAGAGCAAGATTTGCTAGTTTAAAAATTGCTAATACGGGAACAGATCAAAATTGGAGATTCGGAACTTTTAGAGCGGATGTACAACCAGACGGATTGAGGGGATAATGGAACCAGATTTATTTGTACCAGGAGATCAACAGTACCAAATGGTTAATGAACCATTACAACCTATGGGTATAGCTCCATTACTTCCAGAAAATAAACAAGGAATTGATTTCAAAAGAATGGGTATAAATTTTGCAAAAAATAAAGCACTATCTTATGCTGCAGGAAAAATGGGAATTAACCAAGGTCTTATTGGGCTTTTAGGTATGGGTGGAAGTCTCTTCCCACCTTTAGCAGCAGCATCAGCTTTATCAGGAAGATCTTTTGGAATCTCAGATTATTTAGCAAACAAACGTGCACAAAAACAATTACAAAGTCAACAAAATATGCGTGAGGCGGCAGCAATAACTAAAAGAATTCAAGATCAGATAACTCCTCAAGATATAATTGATGATAGAGGAAGAGGTCAAATACCATCAAAAACGACCTCAGCACCAGCACCATCAAGACAAGCTAGACAAACATCTGGGATAGGTGGATTACATTCAGGATATTAAATGGCTAGAGTAGATATAGTAATTCCAGAACCAACACCTAAATATACTGAAGAAAATCAACGTCAAATTTCTCAGTCTTTACGAACGATGCA